TCCCAATAATAATATTAAACTAATAAAAACCTACTTCCCAACACAGGGCGACGAATCGCCGGGTGTTGCTGGCAGGGACCCAGTTTATGCAAAAATAAAAATACCAAAAATTAAAACCCCCCATGCAGATTCTACGCAACCCCGTAGATAGGTGTCGTCCAAAGACTGTTTAGAGCCGAAGCATCTGCTAAAAGTAAAAATAAAAAATGTGGCAAAAATTTTTTTTGCGTTTTTGTTTTGGCGTATCAGGTGGAACGCCCCCTATGTTGAAACTACCGACTCCATATACGTGATGGGTGGGCCCAGCAAGTAGCCGAAGTGGAAGTCTTCGCCGATTGCGTGGTATGTTACGCTCAGCGGACTGTTGTCATTCACGTTCACAACGGTAGATCCAGGGTTATAGGGTATCCCCTCGAAGTTACTCGTTGGAAGGTGGTCGTAAATGAACGACAGAGGTTGGCTGCCGATCTCTGTCGGCAGTGCGGGCCACAGTTGGTAGAACGGAAACTGTAGCTCAGAGGGACAATCCGCAGCAGGAACGATGGCAGTAGGTGCACCTGTACCAAGCGCACTGATAGCCACACCCGGCAGCTGTTGCTCCGGAGGAATTGACGCAATTGCGTAGTCCTTACTTCCGGCCGGCAACAGCCACCGCATGCTGCCACAGTAGAAACGGTACAGTAGTACGGCACGGGAGATTGGAGTCTCAAGCCGTCCGTGCAGATTGTCGAGAGTTTGTGGCTGTGTTTGGTCGAGGAACGTGAACGGCATGTTGCTGTTAGTTTGTCGAGACGTTACACGCTTGAGCCATTGACGAAAGCCTGTAAAGACTTCGCCGACTCCACGCACGTTGATGTTCGGATCGACTGGTGCTGACACTCCCCCGCCACAAGGAGAGTAGATGCCGGATTGTGCTTGTCCGGTGGGTGGTGTATCCCAATTGTAAAACGGGTGCACAGTTGGATTGACCCACGGGATGGCGAACTGGAAATCGTCTCCGCCACTCACCATGACGAGCATTTCGATGTCGTCGCCAACTGTAGACGGGCCACGGAGTGCGTTGACAATGGTCACCATGATCATTCCTTGTGGGATGAGGGAGAAGGTCTCTTGCGCTGGGGTAGTCTGCGCAAGTCCCCGGCTTTCCGTTGGTCGCCACGGTTGGTTGAAGCTGAAGGGCACGGAGAACTCAATGTCCATCTTACCCCGAACATCGTGAATTTCAGAGTAGCACTTTGCCAAGTCGATGGTTGACGTGTCTTGAATACGAGGTCCGGGAACAAACGTGATCCGGATACGTCCGGAATGAAACGGTGTCTTGAAAAGAACAAATTTGTACTTCAATGTACCTCGCCAAAAAGCGGCGCACGTTGAAAGATACGACAGATACGTTTCATTTCGGATAATCCCGCCGTTCTCGGTGCCCTGCGCAACGACACGTCGTTCGCACCAACACGGATCAGCCGGAAAATACAGAATGCGGTCTCCTGCCTTCTGCACTTTCCGAAGCATCGTCTTCGTCAAGTAGATGGGGCGTCGGATGATTTCCTTGAATGACATTTCGTCTGCCTTGGTATTAAAGACATCTGTTGCCGTTGCCGTAGTATTCTTCCCGTCAAGTGCCATCACACGGGCGTCCGTTGTCCCGGTTGCGTTGGGAGCAAAGCGGACGTGAGCTGGCTGCATGTTCATCGAGATATCGTTGTTCAGAGGTTTGCTCCAGCCGAACGCGGTTGCAATGGCTCCGGCGTTTGTAATGATCGACACCGCCTTATCCATCGCTTCCGGGAGGATGGTCCCCGCGAGGGAAACACCTGGAACAGCTTCTACCATTTTCATTACGTTGCCTGTGAGTGCTTCCGCAGTGCCAGCTTGCGCTTTCCCTGTGAGAGCTGGGGCCGGGTTGATACCCGTGGGCATTGCAAGGTCGATGTTCTCAGCCCAACACCAGATGGTTCCATCTACATCATCAGCACCTGTCAATGGAGACAGGACCTCGACGTGGAGGCGACCAGCTGTTCCGTAGCCTTCCACAAGATCGTAATGGGACATAACGGGGAAGAAGGGAATGCGGATGCGACAGGCGGTTGACTCATTGCAACGGTACACAGTGTTAGGATATCCGAACTTCCCTCCTAGATGATTTGCGGAGGAAAGATACTTTGCAGCGTTGCTCTCCAACGGGTTGAACCATGCTAACAGACCGCCGGCATTGAAAGGCTGTGCGTTGACCTGGATCTCGATAACGAAGGTGCAGCGTAAGAATCGAAATCCTCGCAATTTTTCTTGGATCATCGGGTTAGAAAAGATCCAGTCATGAGGAAAATGAACGTCATAGATGTGGGCGCCTGTACCCTGAGCCTTCGTCCAGTCAAAAGACTTCAAAAGAACAGGGCGTTTCAGGAACCCAATGATGTCATTGGTGAGTCCGTCTTGTGCGCCGCACTGAATTTCTTCGGGCACCGTGGTCGAAATAGGTCGATCTTCAACGTTAACCTGACCATCCTCTACGATTTTCATCACTTCTTGTTGCTTCACCGTCTCACCTTCCTCGCCAGCGAAATTTGGAATCTCACTTGGCTCCTCCAAACCAGACTGTGCAACACCAGTCGGGGCGTCAAAAATACCGTCGAGGTGTTCGTCGACGGTATCGACACCAAAATCGATGTCTGGGAGCTGGTTGACTTGGTCCAAATAGGCAACTGCTTGTGCAGCGCTGAGTTCGGGGTCAGTCGGCGGAACTACAACCCCCGGGGATCCACGGAGCGTGATCAGAGAATTACACGCACGGTGGAGTGAACGAGCCGTATTGGCGACCATGCCCATGTCGGGTTTCCAGCCTCCTGCTCGCTGCTCCATCACCTGAGTGTAAACATTGACCACATCAATGATTCCTTGAGAGAGTTGTTTCCAACCGTTGTCTTCTGTCAGTTGTAGCTGTTCGAGTTGTAGTGTTAGTGTTTGAGTTGTAGCAAGTGAGTTTTCTTCGGGGTGGGGACCACTTAATCGACCCACACCAGCACGCCGAGTGCATAGCCTATTGTTTCTGGAGGGCACACATGCACCACTAGAGGTAAATACCTCTCCCTCCGCTGACTGGGACTTCCCAGACAAGCACCCCAGCGGGATTTGCTGCATCGGACCGTCCGGCGAATAGTCCGAAGCCCTGATCACGGGGTTTTGCGACAATTTTCCACGGTATACGTATTTCTCCATGTCGATGCGGTTAGCTTCTTCATATGTTGGAAACGCGCATGGGGCCATGTGGTATATTGCGCTTCGTGCGGCGTCGAGTTTCGGGTAGTGCAGGTTCCAGATCTGTCGCGAGTGTTGTGAGAGTTCGTAAACGGCATCTTGCAACACTAGCGCAGTGAGAGCTGCTTGGCTGTCTGTCCGGGTCTTGTTCCAACACGGCATCTCGAGAATCGTGTCCAACTCGAGCGGTGCCCGATGTCGCGCTTGATCAGCGTCCCACCGAAACTTCCGCTTGAGAAAGGCAATGTCCCCGAGGCACCTGTGGGAAACCATTTCTCCTGTTTTGGCTTCGTCTGTGTACGTCATTCCGAATGTTGCATACATCTCGGCTTGTGTGATCTGGTTGAACCACGGGAGGATTTCATCACTAATGTTCGTGACGTCGTCGTCACCGTAGTTGTTATGGTTCACATGTTCCTCAAAAGCCGCCATCGAACAGTACTGAGGTGCGTATTTCTCTGCACAGAGCAGAAACACAACGCGCACCACAATACTGTGGACAACGGAGTTGAGGAGCGAGGTGAAGGGACATCCAGATGGCTGACCGTGTGTCCACACATACACGTCCTTGCCCGAGATGTGAATGGAATTCACAATCTCGAGCCAGAGCAATGTGCGGATCTCCATGTCTTCAGGATCACTAGAAGCCTTGGCGTAGAAATCTTCTACCACGTCCAGCGTGGCCCAGATCACAGACGCAGGGAGAGAACCATCGTAGTTGGTGAAATCACCTGCCACGACGGCTCTCCCCTTCCGCTGCAACCTCCGAGCCAACAGTTCCCAGTCCATTGAGTACACGTTGATTCCGACACAACTCTCGACATAGGTATGATTCCGTGCCATGTGCGCGGCAAAGCCGTCGAAGTACTGCCGGAGAATGATAGTTTGCACCATCTCACCGGCAGAGAACAGCCTAGTCTTGCCCTGGTCAACCTTCTCGATAGGACGGAGTTCATCCTTCATGGTGTCTGTCCAAAACTTGCCCAGGCGCTCTCCTCGTCGTAGCCTCGCCATGCCATCATTGTACGCAGCAACTAGATCCGGGTGATCGAACACATAGTCGTCAGTACCGAGCCATCGTGTCTTACCTTTACCGATTTTCGTCCAGCCGTAACCGGGTGATGTTGTCCTGTTGATTGGAGGGTAGCAGTCATCACCGACAATACCGGTGATCGCTTCTTGAAACGTTAGGACGCGGCAATCAGAGAGGCAAACTTGGGAGTTGATCTTTTGTTTCACACTGTTAAGTGCTTCTCCCAGAAACTGGGGGTGCACACGCATGTTCGGTCCAGCTGCTTTCTTCATCGCCATCATCCTAGGATCGATCACCATGTCGCCCTGTTTGAATGGAGTCAAGTAGGCTGGCTTCTTCTTCACAGGACCACAGATGTCGTACACTGGTGATCTCCTGAGGGTCGTTCGGGTGTTTTCGAATACGGGATTTTCAACCTGGCCGATGTACATGAAACCTTCAGGGATCTTCGTCACCAAGGTAATTTCGCCGTCTTCGACTTGGATCCCACCCGAGACTACACCCGGTACTGTGCCGTCGAACAACGATGCTCGATGTTTCAGTAGCGGGCGAATACCGTCCAGCAGAGCTCCAATTACTCCAGTATGAAGTGCGACAGCCGCACCAGTGAAGTGTTCTCCGTCAAATCCAGCCATGTGCATTGCACAGATCTTATTCTGCATTGCAGGGTCGAAAGCAATGATCAGGGCACCACAATCTCCATTGACTGTCTCAAAACCGTGAAGATAGAAGTCACGGATTTGAAGCGTGTTCCCCTTTTCTTGCAAATCGAAGAATCTTGACTGTTGGGCAACCATGAGATTTGAATCGTAATATCGCAGGATTGGGCGTCCATTACGCATTTCGCACCACACCATCGATGCCTTTGGGACGTTGGTATGTCGGGCAAAATCGTCCGGAGTCATGAAGTAGCGGACGATACTGGCATGGACTGGAAACATAGTTGGCAGTTCGAAGACAGCAGCATCACGCTTCCCCATTTTCAGATCATCATCCGGTATATGGTATGTCACCAAATCTTCCTTCTTCATCACATATATCTTTTTGGTGAAGCTTACAAGCCCCACGTAGTCCATGAGGGACGTGATGATGTGACGATTGGTGATACCAACGCGGCCTTGTAGGATCGTGCATGTGCCGAGTCGCACCAGCGTGTCAGGATCAGGTCCTGTCATGATGCCATAGATGTTCTTGACAACACGATTTCTGACTTCCCCGGCGTTCTGATCTGAGAACGACTGTACCGGTCCGGCCACTCGTTCCTCCTCAAAATGAACGTGTTTTTCAACGCGTCCTGTCTGTGATGAACGAGCTTGACCTGATTGGTACGTTTCCACCCGACCTGTCTGTTGTGATCGGGCTGCGCCGGAGTCGTATGCCTCTTGTTCGCCAACGCACTCCATCTCATGCATTGGTGTGATTTTGGTCATATCAACAACCTCTGCCTCTCCGTGTACAACAAAACGTTCATCGTTCCGGAAATGCTCCGCGATCTTGGGGTCATCAAACGCAGATGTTCGTGCGTGCCACACTCCTCCATCATCCTTCCATACGGCGACCTCTGCCACCCCAGTGGAGGTTCCAGCGAAGAGGTTTCCCACTCCGCTGATAGCTCCAGTGATAGTGTTCGAGATCGCAGCATTGATTTTGGTGAGAGTACGGAACAACCACTTGAACGCCATGATCAGGAGGGTGCTGAATACACCAAGATTGATGCACCAGATCCAGAACTTCATATAGCTCCTCCACGTCTGTTGTTCCTCGAGAGATTCCGGTCGTCCGACACGAATACCCGCTGTGTAGATGGTATAGTTTGTAGCGAGATCACGTATCTGTGTCGAACAGGTTTCCATCAAGCTAGGATCTTTATGATGGCATTCTACGCAGACGCGGAACTGTCCTTCACGGGTCATATCGAGGAGATCGTTTTCCGATTCAACTGCAAGTTCTTCCAGGCCTTCCATCTTACCGACGAAAACGCCTACACACGAAGATACTGCCTGGTGCTCAAACCCAGGATAAACCTGGATACATTTCGCAGAGAGCAGCAGCTCCGCATAGAGGCGCTTCATCGCATCGGGCTGATAGAATCTTTCCATGCAGGTGTTCCTTAACTCTTGGGCAGGGTAGTTCTTTACCCACTGGGACATAGCCAGATGCAGTGGAATGTGTCTCATTCCATTACCTAGAGGCCACCTCCAGTTTTTCCCTGTCGACATGTACGCAGGTCGTGTCGTCTCTTCAACGTATCGCAGAAAGATCTCGTCGCTAGAAACCTCGGCCACTCCTGTGGCTTGGGCAACCTTGCGGGCGAAATAATCACGACGATCTTGGATGACTTCACCTCCTACGGCTTGGTTCTTCTTGACAGTATCTACGCAGATCGTAGACATCTCATCGAACGTCAGATCCCTCTTAACCTCCCGCCATACTGTGCCTTCCAACGTAAGTTGGTCGAACAGCATGCAGGTGCGGAATGCTTCAGGATCATTCTCAAGATGTGCCACCACCCTCGCAGAATCCAACGACTTGCAACGGGTACCGTAGACGTCCACCTCTTTCATGAATTCGGGTCGTACCTTCTGGCGGAACCTGAGTTTCACTCGGCTGTAAATAGCTTCAGGGTTAGTCAAAGAGTCGAAGCTGAACGTATCCCTGTTTGAGGTCCAGATGATAACCTGGGCCTCAAAAACTGCACTCGCCTTACCAGAGAGATCCGCCATCAGAGGGCGATACGGAACTCCGTTAGTATGGCGAATAGTCTCCAAAACTTCAGGGTTAGGGTTCGTGATTGTATCCTTGGCAGCACCAAAGTCGTCACACACCAGGATCTTCGTACCATTTCTGTAACCGTCATAGTACGCATTCAGGGGGTTCCGATAGTAGACTAGGTTGTGCAGATCCTTCACGTCTCGGCTTCCCATAGCCACCAACAGATCAGTGTTCAGGTAGTCCAACATGTTTGACTTTCCCACTCCAGTGTCTCCAATGAAATGGATAAGTACAGGGGGAATGCGAGGTCGAAGTTCTCCCATCGCGGCGTTAGCGGCCGCCGCACGTAGCTGAGCCACGTACAAAGACCACTTCCTGAACCGTTCTGTCTGTGAATAGGGTACTCGCTTGGCATCAAGAACCTGCTGAAGTCCATCAGCCTGGTCGCAGAGGCGTTCGAGTTTCGTTCTGTTGGGTTCACCTTCTCCAAGCGTAGCCTCTACTCCAGGGTAGAATAGGGACTGAGCCTCATCACAAAAGGTATTAAAGTCCTTCATCTCATTGACAGCTTCGTCATCGTATCCGAAGACACACTGTTTGACGAAGCTGACAACGAGGTCCGTTGCCTTCTTCGAGACACTGTCCAACTTTTCCACCGAAGAAATGAGATGTCCGACACGCGAAAAACGCATGATGAACTGATCAATCGACTTGTCAGCTGGCAGTTTTGAAAACATCATAGCGAACACACAAGAGATGACAGCGGAGATAGCTACGCCAAGGCCGCTCATGCTTACCGATTGTGCATTATCCATACGCTTCACCCACTTATGGATGTTATACGCGATGTCCTTGACGGGCAGGTTCTTGAGCAGATGTAAAACGCTCGTCGTCACGTTGGATTTCGAGATTCCTCCACTCGCGAGATGCGCGAAGAAGAAACTGAATTCTGCAATAGCATTCTTCCAGTCGATCTCGTCCTTGACTGCCGTCAGCTTCGTCACCAAATCCTCGAAGAAGGGGAACTTGTGCGCATGTTCCACTGAAAACAGTGATTGTGCCACACCAGTTAACCTCATCGAGATCAGTTTGTCACGCTTCGCTCGCTTTTCTTCTAGACTCCGTTGTCCGTTTCGTGCTCGTTTCCATTCGGGTCGTGCTTCTCGAACCAAAGCCGCTTGGTGCATTCTCATGGCGCGCTGATATTCTTTGCGCCGCTCTTCCTTGACATCCTCGGGTTCTTCACAATCATAGAAGAAGTCTAGGTCACCACTCTCAGCAGGTCCAGAAAACTCATGATCGTAGTAGTCGTCTGAATGGAGGGAGCTCCAGTCATCGGAATCTTCATACCTGTCGTAGTCACGGTTCGGATCGTAGTAGCATTCACACGAAAGTGAGTCCAGGTCCACGGGTTGTTGGTCACAGTACAGGTCTCGGAATTGTTGCCTGAAAGGGCCGCCGTTCCCAAGACCTGCACGTTTATCACGTGCACGGAACTCCGTCAACTGATGACGGAGCTGACCTTGCCCGACAAAGAACAACTTTCGCCCATACCAGACGGGAAGACCCATGTTATCACGGATCGCCGCATCAAGCATGTATTCTGTCGTCACCATGCGCAACTGTTCGATGTATTCAGGCAGCTTCGCAACTGAGTACTCATCCGTCTTCAGAAGCTCTGAGTATTCGTCGGGCAGGCAAGGGACAGACATGGAGGGCCATGTCCGTGTCGCCTTCGACTTCACCCAGAACCACGGAAAACGTCGGGTTCCAGTGATACGACGCAACCCTTCAGCAGCTTCTGCCGCGGACGGTTGTCGAGGTCCAATTGGCTCATCGTCAGGTACCGAAAAACTCTTATGGTTCTTCAGTATTGCGAATCGCGAGCCTGCAATTCGCGGAGCGTTGTAGCTCTTGTTGGGAACGTTGGTCTGTTCCAGCATGTGCGAAATCGCACCACAGTTTTCCGCAATTGCGGTAAACTCCATCCCTCGCACACAAATAGTGTGCCCACGACGCCCGGAACGACGCCCGGTAGGCGAGAGCTAGCTCACATGCGACCCACCGGAACGCCCAGATCCACCTTTACCTCGCACCACGGATGCTCGCCGTGTATGGTCCTTAGTTCAGGTTTCAAGGGGGCAACCCTGGCAGCCGTATCTGAGAAAAAGTATCACAGGGAAGATTCGGCTCGAATCCTCCCCAAGAGACACTCTCCCAAATACAGCCACCAGGCCGATTGGCTTGCACAAATAAGGAGATATCTGCGTGTCTAGTGCACTCAACGCAGACCTTAGGGCCTCTATATACGTAGGGCTAACCATTCACACACACATTCATACATTCTCTACTTCCGCTCTTACTTTGGAGACCTAAGATAAGCAACGTAATCCAATAAGGGATATCGTTACCTAGTGTAGGTAGTAAGGATACCAAGAGAGAACCTATCCGAAGATAGTGAGTCAATTATACTTCCATCAAATCCATATCCGATAATGTTGAGTTCCTATAATGAATTTCCACGAAATCTGTCCAGTATGGGTTTTGGGGTGATTAAAGTGTTGTTGTTAGATTGCCTTCCTCCAGTAGCATACCACTAGGCTATGAAAATATACATGATACGATCCAAATTAGACTAAGTCTCTATGAAAAGCATGAGAGGTACAAATCCAAATTCCCTATGAATATGAACCGGTCTTCTCTAACAACTGCACGCTTTCGGGCGTGCGCCTATCGCCAGGGTGCGGGGGGGGTTACCCCCCG